CGAAACAATCTACAATCGTGGTCTCGCTGCGTGGAGAACTGGGCATCGTCCAGGAGCTTCTCCACAAGCGTGGGGATACGCAAGGGTTCATAGTTATGTAATGAAGGGAAAGACGTATCATACAGCGAACGCTAATCTTCATACACATCGTTTGTGATGTCTGATAATATCATATCTTTCACGACGTCGTATAAAACGGTGAGTAAAGCGACTTTATAAGCGAGGAAGCCTATTAGAGTCGCACCATAATCAAAATCAAAACCGAATGGTGCATGATTCCACATTGTTTCAAAAACAGCGGTACATATGGGTACTAATAACTGTTTCTGAATAGATGAATTTTCGATATTATCTACATGATTTGAAAGAAGACTTATATATGCCAAAGAAGATGCAACCCCGAGTGCAGCAGATACACCTTGTTCAGCACCTTGTGTGATAAAATATGTTGATGTGAGTGCCGTACCATAACCCAACGTAGTCTTATTAATTTTACGTTTAAGTTTTTCATAATCTGTTTTAGGGGTAATTGCATTAACGATGTGATGATGAATAGCCCACGCAATGCCCATTTGTTATATAATACATCATTTCCTTAATTTATTTAAAGATACAGAACAATCTAATGATAATGGAGTGCGTTTTTAAAAAGTTTGCTACCGAATTATATAGAAATGGTATACACGTTGGTTACAAAGTTAAATTTAAACATATAGACCCATTATGTAAAAAGTGGTCAAGAAATAGAAATCCAGACAAAGAACGTGTGGATGAGATGTGTGATTATTACAAAATGGGTGGTTATCTCCCATGTTTATTACACCTGGCGGAGACAAAGGACGAAGGTTTAGTTTGCTATGATGGTAATCATAGAAGAGAAGTTTTAAAAATGGTATATACACCAGATACAGAATGTATCGTTGACGTGATATTTAATGCAACAATAGACGATATATATAATGCATTTTCAAATGTAAATAAAGCGGTTGATGTACCTGAAATTTACTTGGAGGAGACTTCAAATATAAAAGAAGATGTATTAGATTTGGTAAAAAAATATGAAACGAAGTATAAACCTTTTATATCAAAAAGTTCGAGATGTCGTTCGCCAAACTTTAATCGTGACGTTTTCACAGATAATATTACTAAAATTTATAAATATCTCGACGGTTTAAGAACTATTTCAGAAATTGGAGAATTGCTGGAAAAACTAAATAAGGAATATGCAAATGGAAAAATGTGTAAATCTCACTCAAAATATCCAAGTAGTGTCATTGAAAAGTGTAAGAAATACAATTTATGGTTGTTCATTGAGCGAGAAATACCCTGTGATCACGTCGAAAAAATGACAAGTAAAAAGAAATTTGGTATTTTTTAAAACAAATAAAGACAGCAAACCCATATATACTATAAATGAGCCTTCGTATTAAGAAACTTACTCCAAATGCTATTCTTCCAACTCGTGGTTCTGGGGGTGCTGTTGGATACGATATTTACAGTACTGACGAGGTTGTGGTTCCTCCTACACACCGCGCTCTTATCGGAACGGGTATAGCCATGGTTTTACCACCGGGTGTCTATGGACGTGTCGCACCCCGTTCCGGTCTAGCGGTAAAGCATGGTATTCAAGTTGGCGCTGGCGTCATTGATCCAGACTATACTGGTGAAGTCAAAGTCGTTATCTTCAATCACGGAGATAAGGACTTTAAGGTTGAAGTTGGGGATCGTATCGCACAACTCGTGTTAGAGCGATGTGAGACACCCCCAGTTGAAGAAGTTGGTCTCGTTGAAGAGACTGAAAGAGGTGCTGGCGGATTTGGCTCTACCGGTGCTTAAGTATACGAAAATCACGTTCTATCTATAGAGACTCTATGGGATTGTACCACATGTCTTCTGGTGTTGGCATGAACAATATACCTTTACGCATTGTAACCCATAATTTGGCGTGTTCAATGTTAGGGTAAGACCAGAGCATCCATCTTTCCCAGAAATCTCGATGAAATTGATCATCCCAGTGTTCAGTCGTACTTTCATCCACCATCAACATACCTCTGTGAATTTCATAGGGGTCTCTCTCAATTTTCAACCTCTTAGGAACATTCCCACCCTTCCTAATAAGTTGTGCACGCATGCGTCGGGGATCTTGATGGTCTGTATAATCCTCGACATTTACTTGTCCAAAATCGATAGCTCTTTTATCCGGAAGGATTACTCTATATTTATGAGCCACTGATGGACTGGGTCTGAATACAACGTACATTAATATTTTAATGATATATTTCTTTAACGCTTAGTGACGCGCTTAATAATAACAAACTTGAGATCGTTTTTTCGAACCTTTCCACGTGTGAATGGATTTATGAACAGTACCATATTACCATTAGCATTAAGAGCTTTAGTCATAGACATACGCGCTAACTTACGAAAAGAATCTGGATTAAGATATAACTTGTCAATTTTTACAGCCTTTTCGCCAGTCTTGAAGTTTTCATATGTAATTGGATCCGATGGGAGTTCTTTTACATCCATTTTTTCCCACTTTATCTTATTCGTTTTCTTATTTTCACTTTCGTCCTTTTTCATTCTTTTTTCATTCTTAATATAATTCGACGCATTTGGTCTATTTGTGTTATTGTTACCAAAGTTAAGACGACGTGCAGCTGTTCCTCCATTCACACCAAAAGTCATGCGCGCTGTTCGCATGCGTCGGAGGTTATTTGGGTTGATATTATTTGAGTTTGAGTTTGAGTTGTAGCGATTTCTTGGAGCATTTCCACGCAATCTTCTCTGAAATGAGGGTGATCCAAATAAACGAATGGCTTCATTATAATTTGTGGTATTAAAAGTTGCACGATTCCCTGGACTACCAATCATAACATTATCGTTATTGTTCATGTTATAATTGTTAAAGATTATAATTATAGTTTGAGTATGAAGACATATACATCACTTGATGGTATTCAAATTAAGGTTGGTGAAAATGCCAAAGATAACGATAATCTGACAATGTCAAGTTACCCAAAGGAATGGTGGATGCATGCAAATGGATACCCCGGGTCTCATGTGATTATATGTCACGAAGAAGATACGATTCCTAAAGAGACTAAACGAGATGCCGCAGTTCTCGCTATACATTATAGTAAGGTGCCAAAGACAAAAATGTCTCTTGTTGATATGATCCGTGTTGAGCAAATACATAAGTATGCAAATTCTAATCACGGTGAAGTACACCTTATTGGGGATTATGTAACTTTTACTATTTTTATGAATAAGGAAAAATCAAGACTTGAGAGACTTTTGAAACTAAAATAAACTTGAATAATGACCGGCGATGTAATACACATCCTTAAATCCCAATTTCTCCAATGTCTCTGCCGCATACCTGGCTCGTTGTCCAGTATTGCAGTACACAAGTAACCCCTTCTTTGGAAGTTTACGCGTTGTCTTCTTATTAATCTTATTCACTGGAATGTGTATAGCACCACGATAGTGACCAGCTTTATATTCCGCATTTGTGCGTACATCAATGACTCTCTTTATCTTTCCTGAACGAATCAATTTCTTAGCTTCCTTGGAACTTATCAATTTAGCACCAAGGAAGGTATAGGCTGTGGCAGCTGTAAGCACTCCAGCTACTATGACAGGTAACATTTGTATATACGAATATTAATTTTTATGTGCCCATTCCATAATTTTTACAAGTGACCAAGAACTATCAATACTCGATGTGAGGTTTAGTTTTGTCAATCTTTTTTTCACATTTTCAGTATTTAGTTTATCGACGAGTTTTGGTATTTGTGCTATATGATTAAGTTTAAATCTTTTACCCTCGCTATCTGTAATTTTTATAATATATGGAAAGTTTGTCTCAAAGTATTTCCATTTTAATGTATTTCTTTCCGAACGAGGTATATATTTATGAATAAGCCCCCACACAACATGCTTCACAAACGCAAGACGTTCTCTTGGATCTTTAGGACCTAATGGTGTACCAATTGTATCATGCATCATAGCTATGAAAGATTCTATATAACAAAAGTGATGCTGTGATAATTCGTCATATTGTGAGATTTCAAATGATTTTTCAAGAACCTTTTTGTTTCTTATAGTAATCTTTGTATTTTTCAATAATTTTTTATATGCATGTTCACCCGTAGTCACAAATCCACCCGTAGGTTGGTATGTCGAGTTTGGAGAAATTATCTTATATTGTTTTCCATATACAGTTTTGAGTTCATTTCGAAATTCACTCCTGTTACCACCCATAGAATTAAACAACTTGATTTCTTTGGATTTGTGATGAACCCTCGCGAGTGCGTAATGACCACTACCATCTGGATAGGTGTGATCTATGTGTATATATTTAATACCATTGCGATTGCGAGTAGGTTTAATCATACTAGAGGTTCGTTGACATTGAAATTTAAAATCAAATCCAGATTCTTTCTTGATATCATTTGCAATTTTTTCAAAAATTCCACGAGCTTGAATAAGTTGTTTGGCGATTTCCGAAGCATCTTCAATAGCCATAAGATATCTCGCAGTCCTATTTGTTTTCATCCTACTTTCAATGTAATCATGTTTATCAATCTTATTATTCTCTCCCTTCAATTCTAAGAGGCGATTTCTCGCATTCGCATTGGAGATGAGTTTAATTGGAACTCTGTCCATGGTTATAATCTACACGGTTTATTTTTTTAAATTAATTACCAAACGCAACACCAGCCATACCGTTCTTGATACGAAGAACGTTATAGTTGACTGCGTAGACACGCGCGGGCTTGGAAGAATCTGCAGATCTCACATTGTTGAGAACCAACTTAGCGTTATCAATTCGTGAGAAGTTGATGGAACCAGTTGGTTGAGACTTTGGCAATGACATACAGAATGGCCATGTGTAAACACTGTCTTGAACAAGACTATCAACACCAAGAGCTGAGCAATGCATCTCTGGAACAACGTCGTGGTGGTAGATGTTTGACATATTTTCGGAAAGAGCGGTACCGTTGATGTAAAGTGAAGATGTACCGAATGTATAATTGGTTTCCCAATCGGCATTATTAATATTACCCGCGACCAAGTGAATAGCCTTTACTGGGTGATTGAAATAAGTAAGATCAAATTCGGTGTCCGCTTGGGAGCCTGGTTGATATTGAGTTTGGGTAATAAGAATTTCGTGTTCGTTATCGGTGAAGAACTTGCGTTCGTCTGTATCGAGATATACGTAGTTGGCGTAAATTTTGGGGGTACCTACCAAAGTGTATTGATCTTGAAGCTTTATACGAAGTTCAACTTCGTGATATTGAAGCGCCACAAGTGGGAGGCACTTAGTCCAATCTTCACCAAAGAAGAATGGAATCATAAAATGATCACCATTGGAGTTAAGTTGTGCGGTTTCTATGGTGTGTCTCATAGTCGCCTTGGCTGAATTTTCACTGTAAAGTGGGTTGTAGACACCCTGAACAAAGAGGGAATCAAGTTCGCAAACTTTCTGACCACCGATCCACAATTGGAATGTGGTGGGATTAGAAGCCGAAGTGTCAAACATGGCGTTATTACCACCTGGTAAGGCAATACCCTCAGCTTCAATCCAAACATAGCTTAGGAGATCTCCCTTTGAACGAAGTGGAACAGTAATTTCATTAGAGGCACCAAATGTACCAATGTAGTCGACGCGTTCTGGTCTCATAGAAAAGTTAGTGTGTCGCTTGTAGTTTTGACGAAAGAAACTTACTTCAGGTTTACCAGTGATGTAGACGTCCTGGGCACCTTTAGATACAAGGTCAATCAAAGCGGCAGACATTTTTACTAATAAAGTATATTAAAATTTTCGAACATTGATTACACAATGGTAGCCTTCCAAGCACTTACATGGGAAGCTCGCGATTCTGACGAAGAACACTTGATTAGTATTTTTGGTAAAACCGATGAAGGAAAGTCTGTCTGTCTAACAACGGCTTTTACACCGTATTTTTTTATTAAACTTCCAACCGGAATTACAGATCAGAAAATTCAAAGACTTTACAGTGTTCTTGACAAAGTGTGTAAAGATTCACTCGTTGATTTTTCGGTGACAAAATCAAAAGATGTTTGGGGTTTCCAAAACAGTGAAGAGTTTCCATTTATGAAAATTAACTTTAAAACTCTCCAAGCTAGGCGATTTGTAGATTCGTTCCTGAGAAAACCACTCAATAGAACACCCGAGCTTTTTGAGATTTTGGGTGTTATGAATGTAAAAGTTTACGAATCAAATCTAGATCCTGTGTTACGTCTAATGCATCGAACCGGAATTCAATCTACAGGTTGGCTTGATACCGGTGACAAATGCACTCGGTCGTATCTCGCAAATGTTGACCTTGATCTTTTTTGTAATGACTGGACCACCCTGAAACCCGTGGCTCGCGATGATATCGCTCCATTTGTAGTGGCTTCTGTAGATATTGAATGTAACAGTTCTACTGGTAAGTTTCCGGATGCTGATATTCAGGGTGATGCTTGTTTTCAGATTGCAATCTCTCTTTGTAAGTTTGGTTCTGATGAACCATATGATAAGACGTGTCTTTGTTACAAACAGACAGATCCAAACCTGGAAGGTTGTAATATTCTAAGTTTTCCAACGGAAAGAGAAATGCTCGAAGCTTTTCAAAAGTATATTCACACAAAGGATGTTGATATCATCACTGGTTGGAATATTTTTGGGTTTGATATGGAATACATATACAAACGTGCTCAAATAAATAGATGTAACCCAGACTTTTTCAATTTGGGTAAACTCAAGGATACTGAATCAGAACTTACAATTAAGAAACTTTCATCAAGCGCTCTTGGAGATAATCTCCTAAAGTTACTTCCAATGAGTGGACGCTTCATTTTCGATATGTTTCATGAAGTCAAGAAGGGATATAAGCTTGATAGCTATAAATTGGATAATGTATCGAGATTATACTTGGGTGATCAAAAAATTGATATGGCACCAAAGGAAATGTTCGCTCGGTACAGAGAAGAAGATCCTGTAAAGCTTCGAGAAGTTGCCGAGTATTGTATTAAGGATACTCTTCTTCCACATAAACTTATGAAAAAGTTGTGTACTCTTCTAAACTTAGTTGAGATGGCAAAAGCAACCTGGGTTCCAGCTACATTCCTTGTAGAACGAGGACAACAAATCAAGGTATTCTCCCAACTTACGAAAAAAGCACGTGAATTGGGTTTCATGGTTCCAACTATTCGGTATGGTGCTATCCCCGAAGAACCATATGAGGGTGCCACAGTTCTTGAGGCTCAAAAGGGTGCTTACTATACTCCAATTACAGCGCTCGATTTTGAAGCTCTGTATCCATCGATTATGATGGCTCACAATCTATGTTATTCATCGTATGTTATGGACGAAAAGAAGTATGGTCAAGTGCCAGGTATTACTTATGAAACTTTCCATATTGGAGATCGTACATACAAGTTTGCACAAGATGTCCCCAGTCTTCTTCCGAGTATTCTTCTTGAACTCAAACAGTTCCGTAAACAAGCCAAAAAGGATATGGCAAACTCTACCGGATTTATGAAGGAGGTATATAATGGGAAACAATTGGCTTACAAGATTTCTATGAACTCTGTCTATGGATTTACGGGTGCTGGCAAGGGTATTCTTCCTTGTGTTCCCATTGCTTCTACAACAACCTCAAAAGGTCGTTCTATGATTGAAGAGACAAAGAATTATGTAGAGGCAAACTTTCCAGGTGCAAAGGTAAGATATGGGGATACAGATTCGGTTATGGTTGAGTTTGATGTCGGTGATCGTAAAGGTGAAGAAGCTATTGCATATAGTTGGGAAGTGGGTGAGAGGGCTGCAGAAGAGTGTAGTGCTCTCTTCAAAAAACCAAATAATCTCGAACTTGAGAAGGTGTATTGGCCATATTTCCTCTATAGTAAGAAGCGGTATGCGGCAAAGTTATGGACAAAGGGTAAAGACAATAAAATGCATATGGATTATATTGATGTAAAGGGACTCCAACTTGTTCGTCGTGATAATACACCACATGTACGTGAAGTGTGTAAGGAACTTCTTGATGTAGTTCTTACGTCAAGTGATCCAGGTCCACCCAAAGAACTTGCCAAAGAGAGGGCGATTGAGCTTTTGTCTGGCGATGTATCCAATGAAAAGCTTATTTTGAGTCAGTCTCTATCTGATTCGTATAAGGTTGGAGGTAAGAATGTTTCAGTGACGAGTTCGGAAAGTGTAAACATCAACCAGTCGCATGTACAAGTTGTTACGAAGATGCGTCAGCGAAAGCCTGGCTCGGAGCCACAGTCTGGAGACCGAGTTCCCTACTTGTTGACAAAAACTGAAAACTCCAAGGCTAAAGCGTATGAAAAGGCCGAAGATCCAAAATATGTAGAAGAACATAAGATTCCCGTTGATTACCATTATTATTTCCTCAATAAGTTTTTAAATCCTGTATGCGACTTATTGGATCCGTTATATGAAAATGTAAAGGAGGAAATCTTCGGTGATATTATCAATCAGCATAAACCACCAAAACCAATTAAGGAACCTTCCCTAAGTGGTATGAAAAAAGATGAACTTATCGCCGAATGTAAGCGCTTAGGTTTAGAAGACACGGGAACTTTGACAGTTTTAAGAACCCGCCTTAAGGAAGCGCGATTAACAAAACAAGAATCCGTTGAAGACTTATTTAAAAAATACGAGCTTACTCATAGTAAGGATGAGTCTGTATGATAAAATTACAAAAATAGTTGATGAAGAATTGGAACATCGTATTAATACAATTCTAAACGACTATGCTGAAATACTCTCAAAAAAACACGGTATTGCACTTGATGTTCTTTTGAAAGATTTACCAGATACATATACAAGCACAACTTGTAAGGGTACAAAATCAAATGGTCATCGTTGCGCTTTCAAAGGTGTTTTTAGTGGATACTGTCGACATCACAAGGTTCAAGGAGAACGAATATGTCATCGAATACCTTCAAGTGCAAGTCTCCATAATCACGGACCCGAGCAAATGTTTGTGAGGGGGTGTCCGGGTTGTGAAACTTCAAACGAGCTTATAGATTTGAATACCATATTATAGTAATGAGCAAAAACGATATTCTACTAACATCTATTAATAATTTTTACAATGAAGATAAGAATAAATCTACACTACTGACAATATTGGACAAAACGAGTGGTATATCTCTCCGCAATTTGGAGTGGTTTATCACAAACTATGCAAAGAAAAATCATACATCTTATCAAACTGGTGATGGTAAGTTATTCACTGTACACTGCGCTTATAAGTCAAGTTTGAATGGGTATAGTAAACAGTTATTTGATCCATTTTGTCGATCACAAAAGTTTGCATATATTATTCCGGGAACATCTCATGAAATTCAAACGACTTTAGCTCAGTTGAATTTCATCAAATGGTGTATCAAGAACAATATTATTGACTATATTAGCAATAATAGAGAATCTCTATTTAATAAGCAAGAGACATGAATCCCTTATCAAATACAAATGTTTGATATCCAGTATAGTACATATTTAATGAAAATGTCTCTGTTGCAATATCAATAATAGAAGTATCTAATTTGAGTTCTATGTTTGTTTTGTCGGATTGTATCTGACTAAAATCCAAGTTTCCCGATGGTTCCACATTAACCGGATTCAACGAGAAACTATATGTATAAACATTCCTAATGGGTCTGGAAAGTCTTTTTTGAAATGGAATTAAGTATTTGTAATAACTATGATCCGTCTTTGTAACATTTGGTAATTTGTTACCATTGATGTAAAAACTCGCATCGGACATAAGAGGATAGAAGAATGTATCTTCACCAAAAAAATCAAGAGATGACGAGAAGTTGAATCTATTATTAGTATAATACAATTCCGGATCAGTCTCACCAGCTGCTTTAATGACACTCTCATCTTCAAATAATGTATTTCTTAAAAACCAGTGAATACATTTTACAGGGATATTTGGGACTAAATTGTTTTTTATCATATCATCACCAAGATCACTCACAATAACTGGGTGTTTTTTCACAAGGTCGGTAATGAATGTTTGTTTTTCAGTTGCCAAGTATTTTCTTTCTTCTGGTGTTACCGTGATTTCTTCGGTTACTAAATTGAAAGATTGAAGTGTAACAGTATCCGTTGTATCTGTAAAAAAAGTTTGTGCGTGAAACTCAAGTTCAAATACAATTTTCTGTCGATAAATGGAGCACACTGGAAAATATGGTCTATTTGGTTTATTTGTCGAATATTCATCACTTGCATATTTTCTAGAAAAGAAGAAGTGTAATGGAATTACCAAATCCGATTCATATTGAGCTACACCCACATAACTCGCCAAAGTTGCATCATCAAAACCAAGGTTTCTATTTACAAGAAATCTATTTGCTACCTTCTCCGAAGTTTCTAAATAAAGCTCGTCGTATATAATCCCCCAGTCATCGTGTATCTTCTCAATTTCTATATCATCAACAGACATGGTGATACTCTTGAGAATATGACGCCCCAATTGGTCGGCGTAATTACCAACGGTTATACCAGGCATAGTTATACTAAGCCACATGTTACTCAAAAGATCTCCCATATTTCTTGGATTGAACTCCACCTTTATAGTTTGTGCAAATGGCCATCCGGCTGTTGCATTACCCGGTTTAACTATATTCTTACTTCTGTGATACTTTCGAAAGTCTGAATGTCTCTTACTATTCGTGGTATAATTAAAGAAGGATTCTTCTGGATCTTTGGAAAGCAAGTATGTATCTTGCTTCCCAATAGCTTTGAGCGAAATTTTCGCAGCTTCACCCATACCTATCTATTGCCTACATATTTTTAATATCCATTTTCCACATATCAATGTGACTTGTATTTTTCATTACTTCGAGTTCCTCTCTCGCCTGTTTAGCCTCTTTGATAAGTTCTTGAACACACTCCTCGGTGTATTGAACAGTCTTGATATTGAGAAGATAATCATACGTTCCACCAATCTTTGGGAAAAGTTGTGCAAGTTGTCGCTCCAAATCATCTCTCTTACGCTTGAAGACCACGATATCACCTTCAATGACCATAGTCACAAACTTGGATTTGTATCCACACATAGTTGCCCTTGTTTGAAGAACTTTAATGAGGTGCTCCTTTCTTCTTATGTAATGGTCGAGACGAAGTTCCACAAAGTCTTTGAGGATTTCCTCTGGACTTGAGTACTTGTAGATACCCTTTACTGGGTGGAAAAGGTGCATATTGGAAACATGAAAAGTCTTGCGCAGCTTCAAGTCTTTGAGGAGGTCCTTCCCTGTGTATCCCATAATTTCAAAATGAACATCCTCGGTGGTACTGTTATTTGTAAAGTTTGCAATGAGTTTCTTCTCTACGAGTCCATCCAGATATTCCTTATAGTCTTGTGTCCAGCGACCGGGTGGAAGTTCAGTGATAACAATATTTGTACCCGACCACTTCCAAACACCTTCCATCATCCATGTGTCTTCCTCTTTGTGTACCATACCCTTGAAACCTCTGAACCAAGGACGCATGGGTACGATAGCCTTACCATCAAGGATTCTTTGGATGTTTTCCTTGATATCCTGTGGGTTAAATGGTGGTACATAACAACTAAAACCAGTTCCAATACCTTCAGTGCCATTCACAAGAACGAGTGGTAGAGTTGGCATATAGAAATCTGGTTCAATTGACCTTCCATCGTCTTCGAGATAATTGAGAATTGGGTCGTCACGAGGATCAAATATCTTACGAGTCTCTTTGGATAACTTGGTGAAGATGTAACGTGTTTGTGACGCATCCTTACCACCCATAAGTCGAGTACCAAACTGACCACATGGCTGAAGTAGATTGATGTTGTTTGAACCCATATAATCATTTGCCAGTTTCACGATTGTATCCGCGAGAGATACTTCGCCGTGATGATAGGAAGACTTATCTGCAACATACGCTGCCAATTGCGCCACCTTCATTTCATCTTTGAGATTTTTTTGGAAACACGCAAACATCACTTTACGTTGTGAAGGTTTGAGACCATCCGCCATATGTGCGATAGAACGCTTGAGGTCTGCCAGACTGAAATTGACAAGGTCCTTGTGGATGAAATTAGTGATATCTAACTTCTTGATTGAACCATAAGGTACTTCAAGTTCTGTTGCATCCTTTGCGGTACTTTCGAGAAGCCAAGTCTTCCGATCATCCGCTTTCTTTTTATCAAAGGCGAGAACAATAGACTTATCTGTCATAACATCTGCATCAAACTTCACTGTGAGGTCTTGAATCTTTTTGAAATACTCTCGAGCTTCCGCCGAAGTTGAAGTACCCAAACCCTTGTAGTATTTAATTCTCCACCCGGCTTGTCCGGTGCCATACCAAGTGCGGAATGCGGAGTCTGTATAGAAAGACTTTACAGAGGTACCCTTGGTAGCTTTAATAATTGGTGTCACCATAGAAACAACAAATCCTAACTTGAGAAGACTTGGCCAGAAATAATGAATCATATTGAGAATAAGACCCTTAATATGCGAACCGTCATTATCAGCATCCGTCATAATCATAAGACGACCATAACGAAGTTCCGAGACATCGGTATATTCTTTACCTTGTTGAAGACCCAAAATCTTCTTGAGGTCATTAAACTCTTGATTAGATGTAAGTTGAGACACAGAAGCATCTCGCACATTCTTACACTTACCACGAAGAGGAAACACACCATAGTGATCGCGACCAACGACGGAAAGACCCGCAACTGCCAGAGTCTTTGCTGAGTCTCCTTCTGTAACAATTAAGGTACATTTACTGGAATGTGTAGTTCCAGCCTTATTTGCGTCATCCAACTTGGGAATACCGGTAATTTTAGACTTGCGGGTGCCATCAGATTTTGAGAGTTCCTTCATTTCCTTAAACTTTGAGAGAGCCAACAGTTCATCTTGAATACCAGTTTTAAGAGCATTCTTAATAAATGTTTTTGGTGGTTCAAACTTACTTCCAAAGTCTTGAGCTTTTGAGGTACATTCAGATTTGACTTGACTTGAGAATGTTGGATTTTCCAGAGTTGCTTTTACAAAGATATTGAAAGTATTCTTGACTTGTTGAGGTCTCAACTTAATCTTCTTTGCCAATTCGTCGATGACACCGGATGCCAAAAGTGACGCCACGTGGTCCACGTGAGAACCACCTTTGGTTGTACAAATGCCATTTACAAATGATACCTGTTCAAGTCCATTCTCAGCTGGACCAACACATACTGACCAACGGTCGGTAGTGACTGAACAAAGTTCGGTAACACCCTCGTGCATCTTAGCATATGCTTCAAATCCTGTTTTTGGGAGTGCTTCATCTTGGAACTTGACCTTACAGTTTGGTGTAGTACATATGTTTGCATCCCATACACGCTTTTCAAAGATTTTGTAAATATTGATATCCAACTTTTTCATACCAAATCTTTTCCAATCTGGGACAAAAGTAATTGAAACTGAAGAAGTTGAACCAGAATGTTTTGTAATTTTTGGTGGATGACACACAGTCATATTATTGTTCCATTTTTGGGTATATGTTTGTTTTGTTTCATGATCCTTGATGATAATAGAAAACTCGGTTGAGTATATATTAGTCAATTTAGCCCCATACCCATTACGACCACCGACGATACGTTTTTGTGAATCATCATAATTTGTACTTGTGAGAAGATGTCCAAACGTGAGTTCTGGATTCCATACACCTTCTTTTTCATGCATACGAACTCCAATACCACCAAGAGGTCCGTTATTTTCAACGGTAACAGCCCCAGTTTCTTTGTCCACATTTACAGAAATACTTGTGACATTCTTCGGATGGACAGAGTTCCGGTCAATTGCGTTAACCAATATTTCATCAAATATCTTGAGTAAAGCTGGTGAGTATGAAATATTCTTCTTTTGGAACTTATTATTAGACTTGTTAAGAAGCCAATACTGTTCATCGCTGATATCTACTGGTCCGACATATGAATCCGGTCTCTTAAGGACGTGTTCAATATGAGTAAGTTTTTGAATACTCTCACCCATTTTTTCTTTAATAATTGGAGCACTATTTCTTTACTTAGGTTTATTTACCAATAATCTCGTAGAAGTCTTTGCGCCACTGTTTCATGTCGTATCGGGTAATTGCATTTGTTTTGGGTCTCGTAAACTTTTTGATACCAATTTGTCTAAAAGCATCTATTTTTGGATTGTATTTAATTTTACCAGCATCATAACAACACTTACATACACGAATATCATCTAAGAAATATGTATTGTTGTTATCAAAAGGTAGAGCAGTTTCGTGTAGATATTCATCAAAAAGTTGAAGCTCACGACTAGTAGCATTTCTATAGTATGGGTCCAAGGGTGCAAGACATGTGGTACACAAATAATCCCATTTTATTTTCATTCTTATAGATAGAAGATGGCTTATCTTTATCTGTTGGCTATAATTTTTGTGCTTTATCTGATGATGCAAAATAAAACACGCGGTATGAATAAGGCTATAGAAAAACTTGTGAGACAGTCGGCGCGATATGCCGTTGCGGCACAACAGGATGCGTCTCCGGTAATAGCATTACTTCACGCAAATTATGCAGCTGCATATTTTTACGCTCTTCGAGACATTGCAAGTGAATCTCAAATTCATAACGCAACTGGTATTGATGTTAAAAAGTTCAAAGAACATGTTACAAATGTTCAAGATATGGTAACCCGTAAAACTTCTGAAAAATGTCCAGATTTTGTTGGTGAAGTTGACGTTTACCTGGCTCAAATTGGAGGAGAGGCTGCCTAAGTCTCCTTGAAAATCTTAAATTATTATCTGTAAAAATGCAAGTCATTCGTGATACTATGTGGAATTCCTGTCTCTCTGACGCGGTAAAAATGTACCGTCTCAGAGAACCAAATGAAAAGTGTTACAAACTTGCAGATGCGACTTGGAAGTGTAAAATGTCTTATATCAAACACAAAAATACCAAGAACAACAAAGCCATTATTTTTCTTGATGCACCACCCAAAGAAAATACACCTGACCAACGCACATCCCATAAGATTTGTTGCGCTACAACAATGTCAGGTAAGGCTTGTCGATTCAAGGCTGTGTGTGGAGACTATTGTCGCAAGCATAAGGTAACATCTACAAGTATCGGTAATAAGGTGGATGTTAGTGACCTTTTGAGTAAGCTAGACGGAATTAAAATCCATTAGTACTATAAACAATGTTCTTAGACCAGGAGAACCTTAGACCTGTAATAATAGCAATGGCTCTTTACATCGCCATCAATCTACTCGTTCCACGCGTAATTAAGAAACCAACTGGTATCAAGTTTTTAGATGACATCGTTATGACTATGATTGCTCAACAGGGTTCTCTAATGAGTGGTACTATCATCATTGGTATTGTTGTTCTTGGTACCAATTACATTCAAGATGAACTCTTGTAAAATGTTTTCTTTTCCAACTAGATTCTTTGTGTATTCGTGATTCATATACCGAAGTTTCTTATTATACACGTCTTCCATAAACTCCAAGAGTTGGTTCGGATTTGGCTTGCCCCAAGTCATTCCCTTTTTGAAGAGAAAATCATCCCTCTCCAGCTCTTGAAGTTCACAATCAATTGTATATGGCGTCTTTACATACTCCGACGATCCACCATAATTTGTAATAATTACGGGTTTGTCTCGCAGTGCTGCTTCCACTGGTCCCATACCAACACCTTCCGATTTTGAAAAACTCACATAACAATCACATCGATCGTGTATTTTATCCATTTCTTCGTCGGAAATGAGTCCATTTATCACTTCAACATTTGGTAGTTTAATCTCAACCGGTTGAATACATGTCGCCTTTACCACAAGACGACTATCTGGTTTATTTAGTCTTATAAAAGATTCAAGTATTCCTCTAAAATTCTTTCTATCATCTGCAATGTTTCCGATGTGATAAAATGTATAAGGCTTTGTTGGTGGTGGAATATGTGCATGAACTATATAAAAATCGTTATCTGGAAACTGTTTAGACAAAACACGTTTACAAAATTCACTTGGAACTGCGATTCGTTTGGACTCTTTCATAATGAGACTATAGTCTTCGTGAACAGTTTCGGTTTCACATACAGTCATTATTGCGAGATTCTTAATTCGCGTTCTAGCATACTTCAAGTAATCTATATGTGGTTTCACAGGTAATAAAAATAAAAGACCATTTTCACCTTCAGGAAGTTCACTTCCAATAAAGTGATATGAGGCTGTATCAAACAAGCTGGTATATTTGTACGCGTGTTGACCTATCCCACTATTTAGTTGAGGACCTATGATGATCATTTGGTTTAAAGATAATCTTGCTTTTATATATAATAAAATGGAATCTTTGCAAACTGAAATTCGTGAAGAAATGCGACGCAGTCGTCTCGATAAGGATCGTCTTTACAGCCTTCTTTTGAAGATTGTTGAAACCACAGGTGGTGAAGGTTCCGTTGGTCCAGCGGGTCCAGTCGGTCCAGCGGGTCCAGTCGGTCCAGTGGGTCCAGCGGGTGTTTGTCAGTGTAAGTGTGTCAAGGAAGATGTTGTTGAAGAAGCTCCAGTGAAGGTTGCCACAACAGTCAAAAAGGTACTCACCAAGAAAAAGACTGTCGCTTAAGTCAATACATTTTTAATAATTTTTCAAACATTTACTGAAATAGTACAGGTACTTCTATACCAGTAAATGAAGCATATTACCCCCAACTTTAAGCCTATAAAGATACAACCAAAATTAAATATCCATGGTAAATCACCAAAATCAAGGACTTTTATTGATATTAAAATTATATGGACGAAGAACCCGAAGAACCCCCCCGATTCACAGACCAAACGAAGGCTCCAAAAATAGCTACCAGAATTGCTACGAGAAGACCGAATGAGTATTTCTCTTTTGGTTTTTCAGGTGGTTTATCTGGTAATCGCTGTACATTTTGATTGAGTGTATCTATCTTACCAACTAGCTGCTGTAATGCTTGCAATATTTGTAGCTCGCGATCTTTAGGCTTTTCTTTTACATTTACAGTTGTAATCTCAAGCACCATGTACCAAGTTGCATCCGGTTGAAGTGTAACATAATCTCCATCGTCTTGTTGCTCGTATATTTTGAAGTTCAACTTCTTGATTGATATAGGATTGAAATAATTTGTGTGTCGATTAAAACTCTTCCATTGCTTGTCTCGTATGACTGATGTAGAGTTTGGTGTCATATGTCTTTCTAATGGTATTCTCGCGAACACCTGTCCGTGTCTCTCATCTAAAATTTGAGCAACTTTTGGAACTTCTGGACACACGATATCCACAAACTTTGCGATATCTGTACGAAAACCATTACCAACATCAGCATCACCCACTTGTGTGATATAGAAATCAACCATCTTGATGCCGAGAACTCTACTCATATCCTCGACATGTGTATTTGATTCAAGTTGGAGATCGAGTGAAAATGTGTTATTTGTGCCATTCACAAAGTGCGAATCAATGAGTACATACTGAACCTTTTTAGGTATGTCGTCAAGTGACATTCTGAAGTATACTAATATAAAAAATAAAGTAGATTTTCATATAAATGTACGCAAAGGCTATTTACAGAACTATTATTACAATGTCACCTTTCTATGTTGAAAACTTCTGCATTTGGGTAAAGACGGCTGTATGGGATGCTCCACGCCGTATTTATTTGGATATTGATTTAGAGAAACAAAAGATAGAAAGAGACCTAAGTAGAGTTGATCGTTGCGAATCTTCCTCCGAATAAATGGAGTATATTCCACTTGTCACTGACGATTTTAGAATTGCTTTCTGTCAAGCCACAAATACACTCTGTTCAGATATTCAACGTGTTATCTGGGAAAAAGTTCTCTACGAAGATATAAGGTTAGAGCCACCATCAGCTCCACAAAAATGTCGTATAAAATACTCAAGAGTTTCTGGGAACTCATTACCCCGCAACCTTTACGTAGACCTACTCCAGACCCTATAGTGCGTCAGTGTCAAGAGTACGATGAGATAATCGCAACCAATGAAGCTGGCGAGGTAGTTATTTTACATTTACCAAAAAATTATAGCCTAAGTTACAAATAATAAATGAATAATTATGAATCATCTCTACCGTCAACGTCTTGATAATTTCCGTTTGAAATGTGAGGATGCACTCTCCATTTTCAAAAAGAAGCGCCGCGATACTTTTGTCCAATACGGGGATACACAGTATGATGACCATATTTCAAAACTGCTGTCTATCGTAAACAAGGTCAACGAAGAAATAAGAACTATTGATGCTATCGAAGATACCAAAGTTGTTGACAATCTCGTTGAAGAATATGTAGTCATTGAGAAAAGCACCGCGGAACTTCAACAGGAGCTCATAGATTCATTACACTGTGAGTTTGAAAATTTGGACAAAGAGATATGGTATGACGAAAATTTTGAAAATTGGAAGCAGATGCCACCTCGTCAAGAATGTGATACGTATCCACTTCCACAAAGATTGCGATATTCCAACTGTCGTCGTGTGATGTTTGACCATCTTGAGCGGGATTGGAAAAAGAAGACATTTCCAACACTGGCTGATAGATTGGAATTTTTCTAACGTGAGACGCCATTTTATCAAAAAGTTAAATAAGGACATCACTCGTAGAAGAAGTACATAAGAATGGCGCGTCGACCAAGAGTTATTATTAAGACTGAATATTATTACTCATCTGAGAATGAATCTGAACCAGAATCTGAACCAGATAGTGAATACGACCCACGCGATTCTGAAAGCGATACCGACGACGACGATGAAGTCTCCGAATCAGAAGTTTCAGATTCTGAAGATGGAACGGACTACGAATCAGAGACCGAACCAGAATCAGAATCCGAAGAACTTGACGACCCACGACCATACTTCGGGCGGGGTTTCCGAGTCTACTTCGATAGCCACGAAGATAAGAAGCGGTTTATGACCGCTTTTGGATTTTAATATCCTAAGTCAACTCCTAGACATTTAATAATT